TTTTATTTTGGGCGTGTTGTTTGTTTTCGGGGCGTGTCGTGTTTTTGTTTGTGTTATAGTGTAGTTATCCGCTTCAAGGGAAAGGAAAAATAAAATGATGATTTCAGACATGACTCTTAAGGAAAAGAATGAACTGTTGGCTACGTTGTGGGTTGACCCGTCTGTAACGCTCCTTGGTTTTGAGAATGGTATTGCAAGCAGTATTGATCATGACCAAGCCGTTGACGCTTACGGTGTGGCTCAGTATGATTCGTATCAGTTCTTATTGCCTTATGAAACGGATGACGGTTTGCTTCTGGTTTCCGCTGGGGATATTGAAGCGTTCGCTCGTACGTGGTAATAAGAAAAGCCCCTAGGTAATACCTAGGGGCTTTTCTTATGCCGCTAATCAGGCAAATACGAGGTACCACGTTGATTTGTCGGCTGGTGCGAGTGCTACGTACCTAGTGGCTCCTGAACCGCCAATATAGTGTGCCCAAATGTATCCGTCTGCGATCACACCGCCTTCGGATAGGTTGACGGTCTGTCCGTAGTGGTATTGGGTTACTACTGGCGCTGAGGTTGACGGCGCAGACCTCACGTTGAGCACGTCAACGTTGACTTTGTAGGTGCGTGGAATGATGGTTACGTTATTGTTTGTTGGTGCTGTCGAGGGCGTGGTTGTTGAGCGTGGGTGGAAGTATCCGATAATGCCGTTCTTGCTGATGGTGACGTATCCGGCCTTGTTTGGGTTCTGCGACATGGTGTTAAGAGTGCCGTTGCCATTGTCTTTGATTACGATGGCTACGTGGTTCATGCCTGCGCCGTTCCAGAATGCCACGTCACCGTAAACCGACGTGTAGTTTCCTGCTTCGCGGCTGAACGTGTTCTGTAATGCTTGTGAACGATTATAGCGATCAGTGTAGACGCTTGCTGCGTATCCGTCTACTGTGTTGGTGTCGGCGGCTGGAATGCCGTATACGTTTCGTGCGTAGCTGCTCCATAGGTCCCAGCATTGTCCGCCGTATGCGCCGTCCATGTCTACAACCTGTCCGTTTACTGAGTTCATCCATTCTTGAATGTTCATGTTAGTTTTCCTTCTTGTGCTTGGGGGTATTGGTGTTTGCGAACACGCTCATGAAGGGGGCGTCCGCTAGTTCGGGGTTGATTGCGGTAATGTTTTCGAGGATTGAGGTGAGTTCGATCAGGCTAATGCCGCCTACGGTGCATACGAATACGCTGACCGGCAATCCTAGATCTACGTGTAGGTTGATCATGTCTACGAAGTAGGCTACCAAGGTGAGCATGAGGTATGCGAACTTGTGCCATAAACCTTGTCGCATTTTCTGTGAGCTGAGTGCGTTATTGAGTATGGCTTTAGCGAGTCCGGTCACATAATCCACAATGATGAAAAAGACTACCGCGAACACACACCACACGTCCGTTGCCGTCATTGTCATTGATATTATCCTCCTTATTTTCCTAGCAATTCTCCAATAATAAGCCCAAAGTCGGCCTTGACTTGTGAATCATCGAAACGGATTTTACCGAGCCTGTAGCCGGTGGTGAGTCGCCTTATGATATCATCTGATTTTTTGACGTACCATGTTTTTTCGTCAACATGGTTGGGGTCTAACGTGTAGATGGGTCTGGTATTGTCTTTGGGGATGCGTCGTGAAACGTATTGTGAAACGTGTCCGTCGCGTTCGGATGCGCTTACCCATATGCCAAATCGCGCATAGTCGGTAGTGTCCAAAATGTAGGAGAGTTCGCCGTCATTAGGTATGGGCGCTAGCAACGTGTCCGATTCGTCGCGGAATTTATTACGGATGGCATAATCCGCATAATCTTCGTCGTATTGTTCGAGAAACCGTCCGAATTTGGATTGTGCGACTTTGGCCGAGAAACCACCATAATCGGCCAATTCGAGACATACAAACCCACCGCAATATAATTTGTATTGTTGTTGATTGGCTTGTTGTGAGCCAATGTCAAGCCGGTATTTGGTGAAATACGGGTTAGCCTTCTGTACCGCGTTAGATAAAAACAATACTTTTGTCCTGTCCTGCCAGCGGTCAACGGTGTTGTAGAACTCGGAAAAACTGTTTACCTCATTGCTTAAGAATCTGAGATTGTCGGGGAAGATTTCATCGAATATAATCAAGTGTACTTTAGGATAGGCGACTGATTTCAGTCCGCCCGCTTGGGAGAGTGCTACGAAGTAGCAGCATGTGCGCCAATCTTCTTTGTCCCATGACGTTTTATGCACCTGCCCTTTTTCACCATTCACGCGGAATTCGTAGGAAGGAAAAAATTCCTGAATGTCTTTGAAGAACGTTTCCTTACGGTGCTGCTCCACGTCCGTGCGGCGCAAGTAGATGAACTCGTAACCGTGTTTGATATATTCTTTGATGCCGTATCGTTTTGCGGCAAAAGTCTTGCCGAGTCCGCGTGCGCCGATCACGAAATTCCACGGGGCGTTGCGGGTGAGCAGGTTATGCAAGTCGTAGTAATCATCTTCGGCCAAGGTTTGCAATGCCATGCACTCACCTCCTAAAATAATGGGAGCGTAACGTCATGACCACCGTTACACTCCCACTAGTTACGGTCGGCTCAAGGGAAAGTCATCACATGCCGACAAGCATTATTATATCACATGTCTAGAATGCGGGCGGGTTCGATTTTCCATCCCACACACTTAACAGCGAATACGCCTGATTATAGCGATTGCTATACGGCCCGAACGGATATGTACTTAAGATATTGGCCTTGAGCTGTGCGAGATTCGACGCTTTCGGCACCTTGAGTGCATTGGCTGGAGATTGGTGATATGCGGTCACCCACAAGATCTGCATTTTATCATCATCGTACTCCTGTGGATATCCCACGTAATCTTCGGCAAACTGCTTGCGCTGCCCCTCATGCGACTCGCTACGCCGTGCCCATGTTTGGAATGCCGTGGCTTCCGCTTGCGTGAGATTGCGCGTAAACTCGCCACCTGATTCCATGAGTGCCGCGATCTGTGGTGCAGCTGTTTTGAACGCAGTATAGCCGGTTGGGTCTACCGTCTTCATGGCGTTGAGCACTTGTAGTCGGCGTCCGAAGCTCCATTGGGCTATGCCGATACCCTGTAAGTTGGCGGCTTCCACTGCATCCCAGCGTAGCCCAGATTCTACCGTGCCTACCACATAGAGCGCATACGAGTTTTCCGCACTGACCGAGCTGGAAGGGTGCCCCTGTCCTTGCGAGTCGGACGGTTGACCAAGGGAGGTTTTTTCGGAAAAATTATTGGCCGTTGTCTTATAGAAAATGCGGGTGCGTGCCCCGCTGTTATCTGTCTCATGCAGATACAGGTTGTCGCCTTGCCAGTGTATCCACGCTCCCCCGCGCGCGGTATCAGGGTTACCCTGATTGTTGTCGCCGGTGGGATTGTCCACGTCCGGCTTAGACATGGTACGGGGGTGCAGATAGCCTAACAGTCCGTCGATCGGAAACCATTTGAGCGCGCTAGCATCAGGATTTTGCGTAATTACGTAGATTCTGCCGTCTTTTACCCCATCATTGCCGGCGACTATGGCAACATGCGTGTATGGGGTGTACGTGCCGTATCCCCATATTGCCACGTCACCGGCCACGGGCGTGTGTCCGCTTGCGGGAATTTGTTCGTACACCTGTTCGCACCGTGCGGATACCGGATATGACGTGTACAAGCCCCCGGCATAGCCGGTAGGTGTTATGCAATCCTGAATAGACATGCCGTACATGTCCATGCTGTATTTAGCCCATAAGTCCCAGCATTGCGCGCCATACGCCCCGTCCATGTCCCAAAAACGGTTTTTCGTCTGGTCAATCCACTGAGTAAAAGTAATAGCCATATCACCATTATAGGCGATATGGCTATCGTTAAGGCAGCATGGAGATTACCATGCGACGGTAAAACCGCCCCCCATCAAACCATTAGGGGAGCCATGGCTACCGGTTGTGGTGTATGGCTGGATGCCGATCGTACCGCTGATGTGATCATTACTCCCCAACACTTTGAACAAGGTGGCGTCGTTCGCTCCGTTGGATGCCATGAGAGACCATGCGTCCGGCTCGTTCGTACTATCGCTGTTGCGTTCCGCCCATTTTGGCAAGGCGTTTTTAATGTCCACGAAATTCGCGGCGGTGACGTTGCTGGCGAGATGCCAGCCGAACGTAATAAGCCCTCCCGAAGCGTTGACGGTAAACAGTGCGAGAGTATTGGTCGAATCGCGCCATGAAAACGATTCCGTACGCCCCGTATAGTTATGGTTAATGTAATCAAGCATGTAGGACACGATCACGTTGGTTCCGTCCGCGTTCGGGTGGATATCACCGGTCGGGAAGTACGTGTTGTTTCCCAAATTCCATGTCCACGCCCACGGTACCGCTTCCACGCCGACTTCTCGCGCGGCGGAAATACAGCTTGCGGAGTTATACCGCCAATAATTGGATACCGGTGTCCAGTCCCACATCATGGGCACAACGATAATTCGAGCGTTCGGAAACTCTCGCTTAACCCCACTGTACAGGCTTACGGCGGCGGTGCGCAATGTGCCCGAATATCCGTCGTTGGTATTGCGGCTACCGGCGATCACCACTAATCCGACTTCCGCATGATTGTAGCTGGTGTCCGCTCTTGCATTGTTAAGCTCGGTTTGAAATGTGGTGTTTGGCGCAATGTAGCCCGCGCCAGCGATGCAATAATTGTGTAGTACGGTATCTTCTCCCAGTCGCGAGTTGAGTACTGATGGCCATTCGCGTGTCTTGTCCGTATTCGTGCCGTACGAGTCGCCGAACGTCACCAAGTGTCCGTTGGTCTGCGAGAAGGATTTAAGGATTCGAGCGATAGCATTATTCGCGGTGATCGCGTCCGAGCTTGCTTTATCCCACTTGGTTTTAGAGATGGTGGCGTTGTTTTCGTTGGATGCGCCCAACGCTGTGAGGATAGTGGTATTATTGGTGGCTTTTTCGGTGGCGGCGGCGGCTTCTGTGCCGGCCTTATCCCACTTGGCCTTAGAGGCGGTGGCGTGTCCGGCGGTATCGGCTCCCAATGCGGCGAGGATTGCCGTATTGGCGTGGGCCTTGCCTGCGGCGTCTGCGGCGTCCTCCTTTGCCTTAACGGCGTCCTCCATTGCCTTAACGGCGTCCGCCACTGCCTCAACGGCGTCCGTACTGGCTTTGTCCCACTTGGTTTTCGCCGCGGTCGCGTTATCCACCGTATTGTCCACAAGCAGTGCTTCCATTACCGCTTCGTCATGGGTTTCTCGCGATTCCACGCCCTCGATACGGTTCAAATGTTTTTCGAGCGTATCATCAATGGTGCGCATGGAGCCGTTATACCCGTCCCTCAGATCGGCGGGGTCATTGTCTCCATACAAATTCAAGCCGTAATTATCGGTTTTCGTATACACTGTAGCCATTTTATTTAGTCCTTTTCACGGATCTGCGTTTCAAGCTGGGTGAGAATCTGGTCGATCATGCGCATAGCATGATTGTACCCGTCGCGCATGTCCATCGGTGTTGCGTCATTGTAGAGGGGCAACCCCCAATGACGTGTCACATCATATGCGGCAACGTCAACGGGGGTTGCTTGCGGTTGACCTGCCATCGTTTGTCATTCTCCCGAAGCGGTGGTGGAAACGAACGGCAATCCCTCGGCGGTAACCTTCGTGTCGGTAAGGTTCTTGACCGTATACTGCCCGCCACCGGAGGCCGGAACGCGGTTGAGGAAATGGTTGAGGGCGGTGCCGAGCGCATTGGCGTTCGCAGAACTCAATCCGAGCGCGGAGGCAAACGCTTTCAACCCTTCCGGCAAGGATTCGGGCGTTGGGATTGCATCAATCCTATCCGACTGAGTTTTCAGGGTTGTATCGAGAATATCCATCGAACGATTGTATTGGCCTTCGAGGTTTGGCGCGTCCGTTGCATCATATTTCTCAAGATTATAATTAAGGGTTTTCTGGGTCATTTTTTCCTCCTATTTATTGTTTATTATTTATGGGTTTTTATGTAATTGTTTTCCACAATGCCGTTGGCGAGATTTTCGACTGTCAACGCCGTAACCGGCTCGCCGTCGTCAACGTGCACGTCACGGGGGGTGATACGTGGCTCGTCATTGTGAAAAATGGTTTTGTTACCGAGCACGGCAAACTCCAGGCACGAATGCGCTGCTGCCATGGGTACGGACAATTGCGCCATCTGGTTGACTCGTGCACCAAATACGGCCAGCTCGCGATACACATCGCGGTTTGCGTTTTTCGAGTCTTCGTATTTACCCCGGGTCGGATTGTAGGTCAAGTCCGAATCCTCGTATTGGCCGACCTGCTTTTCAAGGTCGTCCAGCGTTTTGTTGATACGCTCGAACTGCTCGCTGAAACCGGCGACAAGCTGTTTGATCGCTTCAATATCGGCGTTTTCGTCTTTAGCGAGATTATCGAGCTGTTCCCTGAGCTGGTCGAGATGCTCGGCCACCTCCTGCACATACCCGAGCACGGTGAGCGTATCGCGATAGCTAAATGGCTGAACGGTGGTAAAATATCGTTGCCTTGGGTCGATATCCAAGGGGGCGGCACACATGTTAATCCCGTCCATAAAATCCCTCCAATCTGTCTTAAATCAAGTATACTCTAACGGCCGAGATTGTAGGCGAGGCTTGTAGAGTAGAGTTGCGGGATATTGGTCATGTTATCCCCGCTACCCCACATGCCCATAAAAAGATCTTCCAGCGAGTTGATTACCATCATGTCGATATTGAGCATGGTATTACGCCAGTCAAGCAAAAGCTGCGATTGCGAACCACTCGTGCCGAGCGTATGCGACACACTATTGCCCTTGTCCGACGAGTGCGCGTAATCCGTATTGCTGGTACTGGTCGCGGTGGCCGAACTGTCCTGCTGGGTGCTCGTATGCGTGTTGCCCAGCGAGTCAGTCTGCGAGGCGCTCGTGGCGAACTGTTTAAAATCATCAATACGAGTCTGGGGGAATTCCGAGTTGAACGTCATGCTGGAATTGTCCGCCTTAGTGTCGGACGTGCTGTTTGCCGTGGACTCGTTGGACTGCGTGCCCGAAGACTTGCCGGAAGACTCGTTCGTGCTGGTCGAGTCCATCTCCTGCCGGATATCGGATGTAATGAAAGGGTCGAATTTACGTTGCGCAGATAAATATAATTGGTTGAAATAGTCCATTTGTTCGCGCATGGTACGCCCCAAATAAAAAATGAACATTTGTGGCGTTTCGCTTCCGATTTCGCGTAATGCGTAGTGGGATACGATTTTTTCGTTCAATTTCGCCCTATAGTTTTCATCGAAAATCGGATAATATTGCGAACTCAAATGTAGTTTTTCGTCCGTATTGAAACCACGGTCGATCAGATTACCGAGCGTCAACGTGTAGTCTGCCATACTGTCCTTGATGGCGTACATGCTCAAGTCCTGTGTCATCGTTCGTCTTCATCCTCCTTGTTTCCATCAACATCCAGTAGACCGCCTGACGTGGTATCATTCCATTCGATTCCAATAGGTTTGCCGGAATCGGCCATTTGCGGCCACAGTCTGTTGATCGTATCGCACGCCTGTTGACGGGATTTCAGATAGCTCAGGCGGAACACGTTGGTGCGACTGTTTCCAGCCGTGACTTCCGATTCAAGCAACCGCTCCTTCTTTTCCGTCGTGCTATTGTCGATACCTAAATAGTTGACAAGCTCGTTCCAAATCTGCGTCTTAGTGGTGATGATCTTGTCAGCCAAAAAAGGGGTGACGTTGGGAAACGTTTGGAACATGCCGGTAATATCAGCCGAATCGTATGTGTAAATATAGGGGTCACCGTCTTCCCTTGCCTTCATGAGATTTTGCGCGGTGAGCTTGTTGGTTTCGGACGTGGCGATAATCAGCGGCACGCTGATATTATCCAAATTTACATCCAGTGCGCGGTCTGCGATGGCGAGTCGTGTCGCATAATTCCACATGACGTCAATCATCGTACATCTTAACTGGTTGTCCCAAATGGGTACGCATTCCTTGCTGCCGATCTGTGGATGCGAATAGCTGGTAGCAACCGGCTGGAATGATGTTGGATTATTATAATTGTTCACCCCGCCGATATTGCCGGAAGTGACCATAAAACGGTTGACCCCCTTGCGTTTGTCGGGGAAAAACAGTGCGAGACCGTTTTCAAACAAAGTCAGTTCCAAGTATCTTTCGTCAATGTACGGGGGAAGGTTAGTCCATTTGAAACGTGACACGGCCAACATTTCGATCAATTTCATATACTGGTTAATTCTGAGACTCTGTCTCATTTCGGGGAGGTTCAAATTGCCCCACATGGAGCCTAAAACGCTTTGATTATCCCAGTGTGCGGCCTTGCGTGCATTATTGCGTTTACCCTGTGCATTATTGCGTTTACCCATGGTCACCGTCCTAAAAATAATGGAGAGAGTCTAATATGCTCTCTCCATTATACCCTTTAGTATGCGATACCGGCTAGCGGCACATTGTCCGCATAGTCGGTGACACCGATCTTGTCGGGGTCAGTCCACACGGTCACGCCCGATTCAAAAATACCTTTTACGGTAAGGCGGTACTCTTCGGGGCACGTTGAGCTACGTACATACAGTTCATGCAATTTCCAATATGTGAAATTGCTCATTGCCATGAGATTTTCGGGCAGTTTCATGAAGCGTTGCACGTAGTATCCATAGCGTAGCCATACTTCGCCAATTGCTTGCATTGCGGCGGGCGGTATCTGCCGGAAACGCACCATGACGCCGATCAACCCGTTGGCGAGGTTGAAAGCGTCGCCACCCAACGCGCCGGACGTGGTGGGTGGTACCGTTTGGGTCTGCTGTACCTGCGCGTTGATTCCCGCGATGGTGTTTTCGTAATCGCCTTGCGCGGTAGCCTGTGCCAATTGTTTGTTCATATCTGCGAACTGCATGTTCTGTTGATTGGACAGATTGGTTTGCGCGAGTGAAAAAGCGTTGGCTTGAGAGGTGCTTGCGTTGTTGGTGGTTTGTGTGTTCGCCAATTGCTGGTTGGCGGTTGAGACGTTATTATTGTAGGTTTGCTGGTTCGCCCATGCACCTATCGCGGTGCCCGCTACGGCACCGGCCACACCTCCTATATTACCGGTGACGGCGGAACCAACCGCGTTCGCCACACCCGCCCCGATAGTGTTGAGCTGTGCCATTTGATTGCTGAATCCAAGGTTTTTCAACGTCAGATCGGTGCCCATCTGCGCACTTTGGTTGCTGATCGCGTTCATGGCGTTCCGGTTTGACGTGCCGAGCCTGTTTTGGGCGCTTGCGTATTGTGTGCCGAGCTGGGCTTGAGCGTAGGCGTTATTAATGCCCATTTGGGTTTTCTGATACCCCCAATCGGCGGATTGCTGAGCATATTGGCGCGTATAGGCACTATTTGCAAGAGCCAAAGCGCTACCGTTGTTAACGGCCATAAAGGTCGGAAAATTCGTAATACCAAAGCTTGCGTTGAGCATGTCGCCCGTATCGATAGGCAAACCGAGCCCGTTTGGCAATGGTTGGCGCTCTCCAAGATTTCCTGCATGATAGCCTCGTGCGTAGAAGTTCAGGCGGGGGGAGGGGGGCGCGTAATTCCATGATTCACGGATAATCAGATCAGCCGAGGGAATCTGCTCAGGCTCATACGTAATCACCGTGCCGTTCAAGCAACTGCATTCGATATAGGCGTAGGGGGCGGTAAGGAACTTTTTCAGATACTTGTACCGTGCGGGGAGCTGGAATGCGTCACGGAAATTCTTAATATCGATAATATCTTCGTACCTGTCGGAAGAATTTGCAGCGTTACCTGTTAAAAGCCAGCATGACCCAGACCATTGCACATCCTGTCCGAACAGTTTCGGATTTTTGGCGGCATGGTTTTCAAGCATTTTCGTTGGAATGGTCGGCACCATGTAAATCCCGCATATGCCTTGCGTAGCCCACGGTTTCGTAGATCCTGCCCCGAAGAATCTAAAAATATCGGACGTATTGTCCAAATAGTACAGTTCCGTACCGTTCATCTGGTTTTCAAACGTACTTCCGGTAGCGCTCTGGATAGTAGGGTTGTCTTTGGTTCCCGCGTCGGCTTCCAGCTTTACGGTGGTGGCAATGATAATGCCATACGAGTATGCCGAGTTTGATTCAACACCCATCAGTGGGTGCCATGATTCATTGGTCAGTACGGTGCATTTGCCGGTGTCGAGTCCTTCGGGTAGATCAAGGTAGGTTTTACCCCAGTCCTTCCACGCATTCTCGTTGGCTACGCCCACATGCCCCCGTTCCACATAGGCGTTACCCAATTGAATATCATGTTGGAAAGACTGCCACACGTCCAGCTGGATATTCAATTGCGTCGTATTGGCGTTAACGTAGTCGCATGTCTGGACAAAATAATACCAACTACGGGGGGTATCAAAATCGTAATCGTTCGTAGCGATCAAATAATTATATTGCGACGCTTGCGCGAACGGTACCGGCAACCTCACCGGCAGTCCGTATTTTGCCATGGTGCAGTCGGTAAATTCGATGCCATCTAGCCGGTCGAAATACTCTTTTTGGGACTGTCTATCCCATTTGACTATATCCCTATACCCCATGTCCCACGGCACATTACACAGTTTAAATTTTGTGTTTGGCGTCCATTTCGCGTATGAAAAATTAATCGGTAGGTCATTTGCGCTCATAAAATCCTCCTAAAAACAATAGGTGCGAGAATTATCCTCTCGCACCTATTTTACCTGCTATCGCCTAATGTCAGGCAGTGACGGTGATCTGCGCCGTCCCCTCCGCTCCTGCAAACTTTGCGGTGACGCTGGCCGCTCCTGCACCGGTTCCGGCCAATACGCCGTTAGGGGCGACAGTCGCGTGTTGGTCTACTGACCACACGGCGAGATTGGTCACGTCAGCGGTGTTACCGTCCGTCTTGGTGGCAATGGCCTTGAGCGCGATATGTGCGCCCGTCTTCACCGTCTTTTCGCCCCGAATCTCAATAGATTCGATGGCACCCGTCTTCCAACCGCCGAGCCAAGCGCCGACAACCGGCACGGACAGTGCTGCGGAAACGGTTTGGTCGATTTCTGGGTGGGCGGGGTCGATATAGGTAGCCTGAGCGGTAACCTTGAGGATTTCGGCGGTTTCGTCCAGTCCACAGCGCAGAATACCCCCGTTGTCGATCGAGGTGAACTGGGAGGTCGCACCCTCAACCTTGTATTCGATGCCGACTGGCTGGAAGCTTGCCGTGTCCTTGTTGGCGCTTGTGATCTCAGACTCAACCTGTACCAAGTCGCCGCGAGACACGTTCTCGGGGGTAACCGATGGCTGACCATATTTCATTACACGGAGCGTGAACTTTGGCGTGGATGTGGTGAGCGTATCCGGCAACGTCACGGATTCAGAGGAGCCTTCGCCAGTCCAAAACAGGACGGCATTCGCGAACGGATTCGGCGTGATGCTGCCGCGATGCTTGTAGAAAATATTGCGGGTTCCGTCAATCGGATTCACGGGGCTATTGGTGGTCTCCAACATTTCATCCCAGCAGAAGAAGAAGTCTTCAGTGGTGAGCACGGCCTGAACCTTGCCACCGGCACCGCCGATGCCGAACATGTCTTCCGGGATCGGAATAATACGATAGGGGACGTTGACCTTATCGATGTTAAAGGCTGCGGCCAATGCTTCGACGTTGAGCGCTGCGATAACCTGTGGTGTGGCGAACAGAATTGCTTCCGAATCGCGCCATGGGGTAACCCAGCTCATGGCATTATATCGCGGCATGGCTGACATTGGGCTAGCCTTGAGTTCGTTCGCGGTCTGCTGGATAAGGCGCAAGAGGTTCTTTGCGTCCGCTTCCGAAGAGTTTGCCGCACCCACGTCAGCCGTATGCACTCGATAAAAACCACCCTTACGAGCATACTCGGCAAAGCACTGAGTCTTCATGAGATACATATCATTACGGTCAGACAAGATCGGCGCGTTCATGATTTCCGCGATGTAATCCGCCATGCCGCTTTCGCCGTCGAATGCCGTCAGCAGCGCGTCTTCCGGGATGGTGACGGGGTAGTAATGGTCGAAAGTAAGGGGGTGGAATACGCTTGCGGTCGGCAGCGAATAACGTCCGTAAACGTCATCTCCGAGGTATTCTTTGTTGAAATTGCGGGTGCGTGCCTTGACTAGGCCAACCGCGGCCTGCTCGTAGGTGGAACCATAGCGCTTCAAGGTGCGGGGGGAACCGATGAGTTTCAACGGATCATCCCAGTCTGCGTGCTGGATGTATAGGCCGATAAGACGCTGAATCAATACCCCCGTGAACTCGTCACGGAGGTAGGGGAAGTTGCGCATGGTGTCCACCGCATTGCGGATATTGCCCTGGGTCGCGCTTGGGATGCGCACCTGAAACTGGGGGGAGGTGGCGTTGCGGACGGCGTTGAAGATCTCAACGTCGCCCTTGCCGGCCAATGGTCGAATATTAGACATTATGTATATCTCCTAACTATTTAGTCGAACAGATCTTCGATTGACTCGCCGTCGTCGTCGCCGTCACCGTCATTGTCGAACGGGGCGGGGTCGGTGTATCCGAGCGTGTCCATCATGGCTTTCAATGCGGCCAATTCCTTTTCGATCGAGTCAAGTCGCGCGCTCACGTCCGGTTCGGACGGTTCCGGTTCCGGTTCTTTGGGCTTGATTTCATCATCGACGGTTTCGGTCTGCTTCTCTTCTTCGGTGGGCGGCGGAGTGGTGTTTTCGTCGTTCTCATTGTTTGGGTCTGCCATGCAAGCTCCTATCTATTAGCAATGTTTCCACCAAAATTATATCATGCTGCGGGAGAAATAAAATGACCCTCCAATCACGGAGGGTCTGAATCGTCCTATCAGAGCGCAAAAGTGATGATCGTAGGGCACTACCGCCACGATAGTGATTCCATGGCCGGCGGCATTCTCAGCCGTGGCAGTCCGGCCTATGTTGTTCCCAGTCGAAAATCGACGCTCACAAGACACGACATATTATAACATAACCAATGTACCGCAATCATCCATGACTTGCATGCCATGCCGAAACTTTTCGTAAGGGATGGGCTGCGTAAATAGGCTTCCGGCCATACAGATATCAACGTCCCCGTCATCCTTCCACCCTTGATATCTGTTCATTCCGAGTATGGTCAGTTTTTCGTACTTGGCTGCAATCTTCCACTTGCCTAGCCCGGTAGGGTGGATTTCGCATGACTTCACCGGCTCCCAGCCGGATAGGATGCACCCGTCCGTATTGGCATACAAAAGCCGGTCGGCGTTCTCGTGACAGACGGTCATAAGCTTTCGCCTCGCGTAGGCGTTGACCCATACGGGCACGGGAAGAAAATCGGTTTTCAGATTCGATTCCTCTCTCTGTGCGATATCCCAATCGAGGGTTATACCGTCTTTTGACATGGGGATCATGACGGCACCTTTGGGCAGACTCGCCATTTTTCCCACTAAAGCATTCATGACCAATTTCGCCATTTGCCTTTTCTCGCCCGTCGCTTTCTGTTTCAGTTCGCCCCATTCATCGATGAATGACCTGAAGAATCCTTTGGAGCGGCGGAATTTCCAGCCGCGAACGTGCTTGTAGACGCTCACTTCATAATTCTCGTATAGCAACTGTTGGTCTATGTCGGTCAGTACTCGCGTGATATAGCCTCGGGTTGAGGTGAGTCGATTCAGCCCATAGACACTGCGATTGTCGAGCAAAAAGGGGTAGCCGTTTGGTTTGAGTTCCGCGCGGAACGTGAGTTCGTCGCAGTGCAACGGCATGTCGCTATCTTCTTCGTATTTGCCTTCATACTGTTCGGGTTCGCCCCACGGCAACCATTCGTCCCGTAGGATGCTCGGATACATGCTATTGCAGTCAACGTCGATAGCTTTATCGAACATGCCTTCTCTGGCGATCATGAATCCGCCTATGTAGGCGTCATGCAGTGATTTTTTCGTGTCCGATTTTAGTTGTGGGAATTTGTCGTAATACCACTTCCACTCGCCGGACGCGAACGCTTCCATGCTCGCACCGCCCGCAGTAATCTTACACAAGCCGCGCAGGTCATACTCTCTAAGTATTGAGAGCAGTTGCGTGTCAGTCATGGTGAGCCTGCAATTCTCACGTAAAAGATTGGAAATATCGAAAAACCGTGCCGAGTTCTCACGGTCAATCCGTACGGTGAAGCTGAAAAATTTACCCTTTTTCGACACTATTGCATCCCAGCTCAAGTTAGCATTATGCTCATTGTGGGGTAATGCGTGTACGACGTGCGCGATAAAGGGGTCAAGCATTTCGGGGTCAGTCACGTAGACGGTGAGTTTTCCGCCCGACATGATGGACGCCAATAGGCGGTTAGGTGCGGTGATATCACGAAGGATGGTAGCGTCGGTAAAGCGTATGACGTTATCCGCACACCATAATCCAACCCTCTTATCCTGCACTGTCATAGTATAACTTCCCTTGATTGACTACCGCTACTTTTCCATTGCTCCAGCTTCCGCAATCCACCGGTCAAACTGCCTGCGCGAACGCTGATACCCCTCGCTATTATCGCGGAACACTGAAGTGAAACCGTGGCGGACGGGATCATATACGGTCCAGTCGAACACGATACGTGGCGCGTCCGTCTGTTCGATGAACGCTCGTTTTTGCGCTGCCGATAGTCGACGGAACCGTTTCAATCGTTTCGAGCCGAGCGTGGTAGCCAAGATCTTCTCGAACACTTCATAGTGTCCGCGTGACATGTAAGACGGCCAATTATGATCATCATACAAGTCGGGGCGAGTATCCGTCTTCCGTTTTTTGGAGGTTTTAAGTTTCTGCTCGGTACGCAAGCCCAATATTTCGGCCACGTCATGCATCTGCTCGCGCAATTCATTCCGGTGTCCGCTCTCCAATTGAGAGCGTATGAATGCTTCATCACCCAGCACGTTCGTCATTTGCAGGAAGTCCGTGAGTTTCGACGGGATGATCTGGGTGCGTCCGAAACCTTCGCCGGTGGTGCCGTCGAGTTCCGCCATGCGCTGATCGTACACGCTGCGTTGCGGCTTGGCCTGCTCCTTGTTCCATTCGTTGATCTTCCGGCGTGCCGCATTGATTTTCCGTTGCTGTTGCCTGAGCAGTTTACGTCGTTTCGCCGCTGGCTCGGCTTCTATCTGTGCGTCAGTGATAGGCGTGCGCTGGGCGAACATGTAGTCTTTTTTCGTCGGCTTTTCCACGGCACTGGCATGGTAGGGGGTTGCTTTCGCTTCCGCTATGGCCTGTTTCTTCTGCCGCGCCCACTCTTTACCCAAGGTTTTCGCGATATTGACTAATTGTTGGTCTGCGGTTTTGGCGAGATTCGAGTGAGAGTAACTGCCGAGCTGTTTGATATTGCGGGCGGCACGGGCTTGTGCGGCCTGACGCGCCTTGACATGTTTCTGTTTGCGACTGCGGGACATAGTGCGCACCCCCTGTAAGATGGCGAGAGCACCCAAATTGGGTGCTCTCAACGAACGAACGCTACTTAACGATTATAGCGAGTTCACTTGGCTTCCACGCCTTCCACCGGCTCAATGCTGAAAAACTTGAATCCGCGACGGGAACGACGTTCCACCACCTTGATTGCCAATGGTGCTTCCCAAGAGTTCGGGGTTCCGAAGATCCCGAACATGGTGTTTAATCCTGCCGCCAACGTTGGGGAGGTGGCCGCATACGCCTTATTGTCATCGGTTACGATGATGACGCGCACGGTGTTGGAGATTTCTCCCGTCTGATCGTCCGTCACCTGTACAGCCTGTGCGACGGCATTCACCATGTTTAAGGTTTCGTTAAGGTGTTCGTCGAGCTTTTCGGCGTTCTGCAATGCCGAGTAGAGCTTGATTTTGCCCTCACGGGTGGAGGTGTCGATGAAGTGCTGGACTGTGCCCAGTTCGGTGGATTCGGTGTTGAATGCTACGAGTGCGGTGTTGGTGTTTTCCATGATATTTACCTTCCCTTATGGTCATTATTTTTTGTTTTCAGGCTTATGCCTAAAATCTTTTATATCACATGCCGTCATTATTTTCAATGTCGGCGTGTCGTTTATTTGTATGCTCTTCTGGGTTCCATTCCTGCGGTTCCTCAAAAGTCGCATACTTGTAAAAAGTCTCCTCATTCATGGAAACCTTTTGCGAAAAAATATTGATAGAGCGTGGGATGAAATTAGGGAACAGTTTTTTTGCACGAACCGAATACGCACGGGCGTCCTTCAAACGCCCATCGATAACATGCTCTGCTTCCATAAAATCACCGTCAACCAATTCCATACCCTTGAGCACTGCATACACTCGGGTTCGGAAAATATCGGTTTTGGTTTTAGCCAATTTTACCTCCCTTGCAGTAAGATTTTTTCTAATTCATTGTCATTATAACGTGTAGTGTCGAGTCTGTCAAAATTTTTAAACACGGCAATAATCAGGTTTCGCGCCTGTGGAGTATCGAAAATCGTACAACAGTCATACGACGTAACACCCTTGACCGCGCACACCGCGCACCATGCAATAAGATTAGGCGGATTCACAGTGCCGTCCAAATATTCCACATCATATGTTCGGGACAATGCGGCGGCGGGTCCATCACCAATACACATGCTTCCGCAAATCTGAGACACCGTAATGACGGCTTGCGTAAACCACTCGCTAGGCGCTTCCCGCCACAGTTCGCACAGCATGTTCACCGCACGGCAACACGTTTCAAAATCGCCATAGCCCATGTCATACCGTTTCAAATTCAATTCACGGGTATGCCCTCGCGTGGCCTTGACAATACGTGGCGACTCCATAATCGCATCATCAAATTCCCTCATGCGATAGATCGGTGTCCGGTCATTACCGCGATTAAACATAATAGCGCCTCTCTATTTTAAAATATGCGACATTTCTCGTATGTGAAGGCACTGCCGCCCACTTGCGCACCAACTCGGCAGCTTTATCGTAAGAGGTGGCGTAGCCTACTTCAATAGGTGGTTTATCACCATGCCTCAGATACGCCAGTGCGACAAAAGTTTCATACATGATTAAAACTCCAATTCCTCGGACTCGTTGCCAAGACTCCACATGTCATGCCATAACTTCGAGTCAGGACACCGTTTCGGCATACCCGACTTACATTTCATGCCCGCCCAAAACGCACGAAGACGCCAATACGAGTCAGCATAAGCACAATCACCGCACGTCCACGAATGCACCCAACCACGAACATACACGACTAATCCCTATCCAGCAATGGAGTGTTAGCAATGTCAATAGCATCAAGCATAAGGTCAACCACTTGAGACCCGTCCCCAGCATCATACGCGCACAAAGCAGACGCATTACACACCCCACCACTCGGCGTGTGAAGCTGGACAGCATACCGCAATTCATAACGATGGCTGTGAGGACAATACCACAAACGTACACCACCGCCCACAAACGGAGACGCAAACACGGCAACATTCATATCATTCATACACATTTCAGAAACCTTCCACAACAAAAACCAACACAACAGCCACACTCACAACAAGCATGACCGAAAAACACATTACGTCACGCATATCACGCTGCGCTTCACGAAACGCTTCAGCACTCACAACAATCATGAGAATCGCAAACAGAACGACAACAATACTCATACAGATCATCATAACACCTTAGAACACATGAAAATCCCTATAAAAATACCTAAAATCAAAATTACGGCAGTACTCAAAACCACTATCCAAATCAACAAAATCCATGATAGGGTCATACTTACCGCAGAGTCCGCAATACAAGTAGAATTGGTAATCAACCCCACTCGGACCGCTAAAATCACACGGCACTTCACACCAACGAAACCGCTGATATATGCCAAGATACTCGTCAAGGACATTAAAATAATGCCATTTCACAATATGACCTCCAATCATACCAACACCACCTTAGCCATTCCAACCATAGTGCTATCCACATCAAACGTGGCATAGTCAATATCCACTTTTACTTCCATACCAACATAGGCTTTTCGAACGTGAGACAGTACGCCGTCCAATGACTCTTTCAACGACGTTGTGCGGAACACGCCGCTAGGCTTCACGCAATCAGGTAGGAGTTCAAACACCTGAAACCCATCATTGGTTATAATAAAATACCACATGTCAATGCTCCTTTTTCAACACGCTTGGCGAGAAGAAATGTAACAGGGGGAGTATCTTTCACAGGCTTAATATGAGAAAGCGCGACACCATACTTACCGCATAGCTCCCTACGAATGTAAGACTTCGCTCCCCTAAGAGTTCTATTCTTCCCAATATCTAGCATATAAAAATCATCAATATCAGTAAAGAAAACTGTAACATTATTACGTGCCTAGTTGATAACAATTATAGTGTTCATTTTGTTTACCTCCCTTGTGGTTGATATTTTTTATTATAGCATAAACAAAACTACGACACGCCGTAAAAACAAACGACATACAAAACCCCTAGGCAATAAACCTAGGGGGTTATATTATATATATCAGTCACCGTCATTAACTGAGACAACATACTTACGATATCGACGGCCATCAATGCGGCATTTCTTCACAAGCTCAAGCTCATAATCATCACCCAACATAAGCTCTACACAAGAAGACAACGCCGACTCAAACGAAAAAACGCTATCATCAATATCTCCACAATCTGTGACGGTAGCAGAGATTACCCCATCGATACAAACCTCAAACGAGTTGTCTTCTGCAATCTCGCCAACAATAGCATTAAACGTAATCATTTTATTTTTCCTTTCCCTTGAAGCGGATAACTACACTATAACACAAACAAAAACACGACACGCCCCGAAAACAAACAACACGCCCAAAATAAAA